CGCCAGTTTGGCACCGGGGCAACCCGAGACCTCGACGCCAACAAGCTCGACTTCGAAGGCTTCCTCTCGCCGCTGGTCCTCGAACGCTACGCCGAGCACATGCACAAGGCGCGCAAGATGCCTGATGGCTCGATGCGTGAGAGTGATAACTGGCAGCTTGGTATTCCGATTGTCGTCTACATGAAGTCGCTCTGGAGGCACTTCTTCGGCGTCTGGAAGCTCCACCGTGGGCTCCCGGTTACCGAGGTGGTCAAAGGCGAGGTCATCGTGAAGGACCTTGAGACCGAGTTGTGCGCGATGTTGTTCAACACGAGCGGCATGCTGCACGAGGTTCTGAAGGCCAAGCGTGAAGCGGACAAGTGACAAGCACGGCACCAGCTACATCATCGACGCAGACGGATTGAAGGTTACGCCCGGGGGCCAAACGCGCCCCGGGTGTCCCCTTGTTGAAGTCTGGTGGTCGCGTGATGGAGCGAAGGCCGACGAGACCATCATCATCCGTCAGGAGTGGGCAGGCCGCGACACCGCAGAGGTTCTGGAGGTGACGCAAGGGCAAGCCTACGACCTGATGAAAGCTTTGGCTGACGCTATGGAGCGTAAGTGATCTTCGAACCATTCCCCAAGCTCGCGAGGCTCTCTCGCGGGTGTGTCATCACCGAGAAGCTCGATGGCACCAATGCCCAAATCTACATCGTTGACCCTGACACGCTGGAAGGCTCCGAGTATGAGGAGGTCATCCAGACCGAGCCGGTGCTTCAAGTAGGCTCCCTGTATGGCTTCGTCGGCTCCCGCACGCGCCTGATCACACCAGGTAAGCTGACGGACAACTACGGCTTCGCTCAGTGGGTCTCGGACCATCCAGACCTGATTGAGCTTGGCGAGGGCCGTCACTTCGGTGAGTGGTACGGAGCGCTTCCGAAATGGAACCAGCGCACCTACGGGCTCACTGAGTGCCGCTTCGCTCTGTTCGACACCAGCCGGTGGCCCGAAGGTCGCCCGCGCCCGTCGTGCGTCGAGGTGGTGCCTGTGCTCCACAGCGGCGAGTTCAGCACCGCAACCATCGACGCAACGATGACCCTGCTGGGCGCTACGGGTTCCAAGGCCGTCCCCGGCTTCATGAACCCCGAGGGCATCGTCGTCTACCATCAGGCATCACGAACGCAGTTCAAGAAGACGTTCGACGACAAACACAAGGAAGCCGCATGAGCGACATTCAATCCACCAACATGGTGATCGAGGGCGACTACTCGCCTGTCACCTTTGGCGAGTTCTGGCATCTGTGCACGGACGAGCGCGCCTTCGCAGGCCCCTTCGCGACCAAGGAAGCTGCGGAGGCCGACGCCCGCAGTTATCTGCAGGACGAAGGTGGGCGCTACGGCGTTGACGAGGTGTGCATCGTGAAGACGGTGTCCCGTGGCAGCAACACGGTCACCGTGGAGACCAACTTCCATGACGTCTAAGCTGAATTACGAAGAAGCTGTCGAGCGCATCAAAGGTGTGCTGGAAGCCGCAGGCATCACAGGCCGCCTCGGCGGATGCTCATGCTGCGGAGAGATGGATCTGACGTTCCCGGATGGAGCGACCTACGAGGACAATCAGGTCGGCTACATCGAGTTCGATGGCCTATCGCATCAGAGAGGTTGATGGTCTCGACGAAGAAGTTGTCGACCTCCTCCGAGAGCTTCACGAAGAATGCTTCGGAGACAGTGCTCCAAACATTTCTGCAGCGGAGACGGCAAGAGGTCATTGGTGGCTGGCTTTCGCAGTTGATGGACGACGCGACATTGCCGGTTTCTGTGGCCTCACTCCTACATACGCCGACGCGACGCTTGGTTATCTCAAACGTGCGGCAGTACGGAAAGAGCATCGCGGCCAAGGCCTGCAACGACGCTTTGTTAGAGTACGTGAAGCGAAAGCGCGCCGCCTCGGCATGCGGGGCATCATCACTGACACCTCCGACAACCCCTCGTCAGCCAACAACCTAATCAAGTGCGGTTACCGCATGTTCACTCCGGAGCACCCTTGGGGCTTCCGGCACACCTGCTATTGGGAGAAGAACCTATGAAATACTTCGTACTCATCGATCCCGCCCACAGCGACGCCTTCGTCCTGAAGGATGACAATGGCGCGCAGGAGTTCGCTACCGAATCTGCAGCGATTGCCGCCGCGAAGGAATATACCTGCGACTGTTACGTGGTGAAGGCGACGTCCAGCGTGATGGTGATCGAGAAGCATAAGGTCACCAAGCTCCCGTGAAGAAGCTTCTGATCATCCCTCTGTTCGGTATCCTCGCATGGCTTGGCAGTTGCAGCTTCCACTACCTTGTCCAACCGACCCCGACGGAAATCATCCAGCAAGCGCACGAGGCGTTCCCCAGCGCCCCTGTGCTCCCCACGATCACAGTGCCGACCTTCAACCCCTTGCCAACTCCGCATACCAAGGCCCCGTCACGCCAGCCAAAGACGTCCCGGGGAAGTGGTGCAAGTGTGGGCTCGACAAGGAATGGCGCTGCTACATCGCCCCCTGTGCCTTACATCGCCGAAGGTGAACCTGAGGTTCCTGAGGCGCACGTGGAGTGCATCTTCCCTCTGAACCTCATACCTGGATGTCGACCGCAGGACGGAGGCAGACAGTAGTGTTCATAGTCTATTGGCCGATATCGAATCACCGTTGGATCGCCACTCGAAGAGGTGAGTGCTATCCCACAGCGTTTCCGTCTGAATGCGTGTGGTTAGTTCCCGGGACCGAGGTAAACGAGTGATCATCACAACCAAAGACCCTGAGTTGGTCAAAGGCCTTCTGGCTTCCGGCTGGTGGCGCAAAGGCGACACCTTCATCTGGATACACGCCATAGGTCGCGCATGAAGACGGTGTCGCTGTGGGTTAGCGCCTACGGAGACATCGTCTTGCCTGCCGACTTCCCCGCCTACGCCCTCACCAAGAGCGGGTGGTGGGACAAACGCTACACGGCCGACGCACGTGTGAAGGCCGCAAAGCTTTTCCTCGTCACTGCCGAAGCAAGGCTGATTGAACCCTATGCCTGATGAAGCCCAACTCTTCACCTTCGAAATGTTCGCCCTGCTGCCTTACGTCTACTGGCTGAAGATGCTGCAGGCTCACACTGAATTCATGGAGGACATGTGTCCCTAGAGAACCGCCAACGTCCGCACGACCAGCACCACCAGCGCACCCTCGAACAGCAGATTCTCGACGCGCTCCTGCGTATCGAAGAGTTGCTGCAGAAGCAGCAGCAGCCTGAGGAGCCTCAGGTCGAAGTCAAGAAGCCTGTGAAACTGGAAGCCAAGCCGACCCGCAAGGTTGACCGGCTCTAATAGGAGACTACTGAATGTTTGACATCAAGAAGGTCGAGGCCGAGGCTCAGAGCGAGCTTGCTGCCGAGAAGGCGACTGCCGCCAAGTCGAAGATCAAGGCCAAGCTGAAGCAGATTGCTGACGCCGAGCGCATCGTCTCCAACCTGCGCGACGAGTATGGCGTTCTCCTCCGCGATATCGGGTGACGCCCGCCTCCTGTCCCGTCCGCTCCGAGTTGAGTGGGCGGGGTGGGAGACCAACACATACCGCCTGCAGCAAGCAGGCTGGAAGCTGAGCGCCGAGCAGGACGTCTACCAGAACCGCATGCGGCTGGCGATGAACCACGAGCGCATGAACCTCTACGCCATGTCGAGGATGACGGAGTTCGACTACGAGTACGCCGCGCGCGACCGTGGGTTCGAGCTTCCGATGATCGTCATGCAGGCCATGGGCCGCGAGGTGTTCATTCAGGAGCACGGCAGGATCGACTGGGGCTTTAATGCGATTGATGCCAAGCCCTGCTTCACGGAGAACAAAATCACCCGCATCGAAGACCTAGCGCACTTTGCTGCGCCGTTGGTTCGCTGCAACGAGGTGATCATCCCCGAGGAGAGCGTTCCGAGACTGATGGAGCGCATCCTTGAGCTTCAGCAGCCTGCGCGCACTGACCGCATCAAAGAGCAGATGCGCAGTCCTGAAGGCTACGACCGGCAACCTCAACAGAAGTTTCAAGCACAAATCATTTCCCTAGCAGCGTAACATTTCCTCCCGCAAACTGCGGGTCCTCGTCGGCTGTGAATTCAGCGGGCGCGTGAGAGACGCATTCCGAGCCAAAGGCCACGACGCATGGTCGTGCGACCTTGAGCCCTCGGACAGCCCTTACCACTACCAAGGCGACGTCCTCACCATTCTCGACCGAGACTGGGACCTAGGTATCTTTCATCCACCATGCACCTATCTCTCCAACAGTTCATCGAAGCACCTCTACATCGACGGTAAGAAAGAGAACGGCCTGTGCCCTGAGCGCTGGCGCAACATGGCTGAAGGTGCAGACTTCTTCGCGAAGCTCTGGACCACGAAGCAGATCGGCAAGGTGGCGTGTGAGAACCCCATCATGCTGGGCTACGCCAAGGAACGCATTGGCTGTGGCAAGCAAACCCAGACCGTGCAGCCTTGGATGTTCGGTGACCCCGAGCAGAAGGCCACGTGCCTCTGGCTCCGTGAGCTACCGGCCCTCGTGCCAACCTATGCGACATGGGACGCCTGCAGGACCGCGTTGCGGCTGGAGGCAGAGGCCAAGCCGAAGCAGGCTGTCCATCTGGCTCCTCCAGGTGAGGACCGCTGGAAGATGCGGAGCCTCACGTATCAGGGCATCGCGAACGCCATGGCCGACCAATGGGGCTGAGCCCAGACCTCGCGGCCCGCAAGATCATCGTGGCCGCCTATTGCTACTACGTGCTCGACGACGGTCCCATGAGCGACCACGAGTACGATGCAATGAGCAAGTACGTCGCTGAGCATTGGGACGCACTGTCCCCTGAGCGACAGTGGCAGCTTGGGGACCCCGGGAGCACAGCGGCCGGTGGGTCGCACTTCAAGTTCACGGTGCTGGCCGTAGACGCCTCGCGCAGTCTCTTTCGGGAGCGCAACAAGCGCCTCCCTGATTACCCTTACCCACACAAGTGGAAGACCGACCGAAAAATGAAGCTTCGATACGTGACGGCTGTTGCCTCATGAGTGAACTGAGAACCTTCCGCGTCATTCGCTGGCGTCGAGTTGTTGAAGATGCCCGCGTTGAAGCCGTGTCCCGAGACGCAGCCTTCGACACGGCTGACGACAACGATAGCTGGGCGATCATCGACGAGCAGACCATCGATACCGAATGCGAGGAGCTTCACTGATGCCCTTCATGGCGTTCCTCTGCCTCCTGAACGACTGCCCCGGGCTCGCGCTGATCGCGCTCATGCTCTGGCTGTGGACTGACCTCTAATCGCAAAAAACCCCAAGGAACCCATTACGGGAACCTTGGGGTATTTTTCGATTTTAGGCCTTCGGCGCGCGGGGATCACCCGGCAGGAAGGTGGCCACAGGGACCACAGGGCCCAGAGGGGGCACAGGGATCGCAGCGGGAGTCACTGGGACGTCCACGACGGGAGCCGGGGCAACTAGAGCCGCAGCGACCGCAACGAGTCCTACGGCCTCCGCAGGGGTGCTTACAGCAGCCACAAGCTGAGCCGTGAGAGTGTCGATGTCAGCCTGAGCCGAAGCCACGGAGGCCTCAGCAACCGCCTGAGCGGCTTTAGCTGCGTCACGGTCGGCCGCCAGAGAGGCGACGCGGGTGATTGCGTCTTGGAGTTTGGAGAGGTCGAGAGACATAAGGTTCCTTAGAGCATGCTCTGCACGGCAGCGCGGATGGCTGCGGCGGAGCGGTAGGCGAGATACTCAGCGCCTGCGACGGTCGGGTGCGTATGATCGGGATCGACATACACGTCCGAGTTTCCGGTACCGTTCGTGGCGCCGACGTAGCCAGTGCCGTTAAGCCACGTTGGCGTATCGGTGGAGACCGGAGCGAACTTGCACAGAGGATAGTTGAACTGCGTCACCGCAGCAGCGATGGCCTTCTCAGTGGCGATCTGCGCGGCGCTAGGGCCACCAGCGCCAGCCTGACAACCAAGGACCACAATGGGCACCCCGGGATGCAGCGTGGCGACGAGTTGGAGGTCATAGAGGACTTCCTGCTGGATGGCGTACGGCGTGGACGAGGAATCGTTGTAGCCGTTGGCGAAGACGATCAGATCGAACGGGCCCTGACCAACCCAACGCGGGATTTGATCGCGCAGCTTGGAGCGCGCACCAGCGTTGTCCGAAATGTAACCGCAGGAGCCTACAGAGACCTGTCGGCAGTCACGGAGACCAAGGAGTTCACAGGTGAGCACAGGCCACGAAGCGTTCGGGATCGGATAGATTGAAGCCGCGCCGTTGGTGCCTTCGCTGTAGCTGTCGCCAGCCCAAGCAACCTTGAGCACCTCAGACTGCGGCGGCTTCCAGAAGGAGCACGTCGGGCTGACGCGGATGTTCTTGACGAGCGTGCAGCCCTTGGACGGCAGGTTCGGAAGCAGCACACGGATGCGGCGCGTCTTGCGTGAGGCAAACGTGAGAAGGAAGTAGGTGTCAGTGTTCGCGACGTTGTTGCCAGCGGTGCCTACGAAGTCAACGTATTGGCCGTCTACCTGGAACATCAACTTCGCGGCGTTGCTGATGTAGATGCCGAACTGGACCTTGTCGCTGTCGGTCATGATCTCGAACGCACTGGCCCACTGGTTCTTGTCGAGCAGACCCGAGCCAATGTTGCCATTGGTTGCCGGGAGGACGCTCGTAACCGGAAGACAGATGTAGGTGGACAGCACAGGCGTAGGGACGCCGCCGTACCAAGCTATGTTGCTTGCGGCAGGCTGAATGACACCTCCTGCACAGAGGATCGAAGCCGTCAGCGTGCCATCACCAGACGCGGCCACGGTAATCGTGGGAGGCACGGCCATCGCGGACTTCTGGTAGGGGTTGTTGTCGAGCGCCGGGTCCATCGTGTCGAGGAGCCGCAGCGGAGCTTGGGCAGCTAGGATTTGCCCGAAGTTGTCGAAGACTTTTCTCAAGATAGGCCTTTGTTTTTGATCTTGTAATAAATTTGAACAGCGAACCAGATGCCACCAAGAACACACACAGTGAACTGCGCATACGGATTGATCTGCTGCATCCAGAACGGAGTGGTCAATGCAGCGCCTGCGCCTGCGCTGGTAATCGTTTCCATTAGATTCTCTTGGTCCATGCGGCTGTAAGCCCGGCTACGAGAGTTGACGCCCCAGTGAGAGTGAAGACAGAGCCGACGACCATCTGGCCGTAGCTAAGCTCCTCCGTAGGGACCCGGAGGACAGCATGTGCCGCGTCGATGCCGGTGGCCCAGTGCCACACATACGGGAACGTGCTGACGAAAAAGATGAGTGAGTGATAGCTCAACACGGGGAAGACCCCGAGGCCCCAAGCAACCCAGAAGATGGGATGCGAGAACATTGCCATCGTCACGTCCTTCACTGCAGTGAAGTGCGCAGTGTCTGCCGATAGTGCGGCGACGGTGACGTCTTTGGCGTTGTTACTCTCGACCTGAGCAGTGTCTTGGGCCTTGTTTAGGAGACCCAAGAGCAACTGTGGGAGCTTAAGCACCAAGCCCCAGAGGAAGTTCATTCGTCTTCCTCAGGAGCGGGCGTGGCAGGCGTAACGGCCAGCATCGGCCGCACGAAGGCGAGCACGAAGGGCAGGCATCCGACTATGAGGTCGGCAACGCTTTCTGACACGACGTGCATAAGGATGGGCTTGAGGTCGATGACGCCGAGCCAATCAAGGATGCTGGGGGCTGCGGCGAGGACGAGGAGGGCAATAGCGTGCCATCGGACTTCAATTCGGGCCCAGAGGTCTGCGAAATAGGCTCGCATGGGATTTGGTCCTTGTAGGCGGCAGCGAGGTGCGAAGCGTGCACAGCGTGCCAGATGAAATAGAGAAGGCCGAAGCCCACAACGAGCCCGAGGACACACAGGCCAATCTCGGTCGAAGTGTCGAGAGAACCGAGGTGCGCCAAGATGGGCGAGGAGCCTGCGGTCGCTGTGGCGCCTGCGGTGTGCTTGGTCGCCTTGGTCGCGGCCTCAGCAGACCGACGCTCCATTGAGGGCCCCACAGGTTTCCCTGCGGCCTCTACAGCCATGCGGACGCCAGTGGCCTGCACGTCAGCGACGCGGCGGCCCCAACCCTTCCCGAAGAACTGCCATGTGCGTAGGTTCTGCAGGAAGGACAAGCGGGCCCGGGTCTGGGCCTTCACGTAGTTGATTGGCGATAGCTTCTGGGCGTCGAGCGTGCCTCGGAGCTTGAGAGCCCGAGAGACGCCACTGTTGACGCCGTAGTCGAAGTCTACGAAGTCGGGACCGGTCGGGCGATCATCGCAGCCCATAGCGCCCCAGTATTTGAAGCGGTAGATGGCGACAGCGACTGACCGAGGCATGTTCTTGACGTCGTACTCGGAAGCGTCGTGCTTCCAATACAAGCGAGCGTCAGCGATGGTGATGCCCCAGTTGGTGGCGTGACCTGGATCATGCTTGTCGTTCGTCCAGCCGCCTTCGTAGCCGAGCGTCTTGCTGATGCTCGCCTCGCGATTAGTTGCGGTCATTAGGTAGCCTTTTAGGCGGCTTCGTAGGTGCCACTTATGATGATGTTCATGCCAGAGGTGAGGTACTGAGAACCGTCGTCCTTGAGGAGCCACACGGAGGTGCCCCCTCCGTAGGTCGATCCACCGATGCCCGTGAGAGTTTGCTCCTTAGCGGCCATGGCTACATAACCTGCGGACGGAATTGGCAGACTGATGGACATCGTGCCCGTGAGCGGAGAGGTGATAGCGAGAGTGATGGTGACGAACACCAACTTGCCGAGCTTGAAGTACCGACCCGTTGGCGTAACAGTGCCCGTGATGTTACCGATGGTCGGCGAGTAAGACGTCCATGCAGGAAACGAATTAGCCGTGAGCGCGTCAGTGATGCCGAAGCCTGCGACAGTGGTCGGCTTGCTGGTGATCGAAGCGAACGGAGGGGCAGGATGCACGTGGTCTTCACGTGCGTACTTTGTCGCAACACCAACAACCGCCGTGCCGTCTACGAGAGGCGCAGCCGTTGCAGCCGCAGGCACCGCCGTCTGCACGAAGGCCGTGGTGGCAATCTTCGTGCTGTTGTCACCAGCAGTAGGCGTGGGGGCCGAAGTGGTACCTGTGAACACCGGATTGGCAGCGGGGGCCTTGAGCCCGATCTGTGTCGCAGTCGTTGTTGCGAAGTTCGGGTCATTGCCGAGCGCTGCAGCAAGCTCGTTGAGCGTATCGAGAGTAGTAGGCGCAGAGTTGACTACGCTGGCGACCTTTGTGTCCACATAGCTCGTCGTGGCGAGCGTGGGGTCCTTCGGGTGCACGTGGTCCTCATGGGCCCATTTGGTGCTCGTGCCGACAGCCGCCGTGCCGTCAACGATAGGCGTAGCCGTGCCTGCAGCGATTTGAACTGCAGTAGCTGCGTTTACTTCAGACGTGTGGGCGGCCGTCGCGGAAGAGGCAGCGTCGGCGGCATTGGTGGTCGTCGTGGCCGCAAGCTGCTGCAGAAGCGCTACGACCTCGTCCTCTTGTGCGAGTTGGTCGTAGATGTTTCCGTCTGGGTAGAACGAGCTAGGGACGCTGGAGGAGGTGGAGGGAGCCGTGTCGTTGGAGACTACGTCTGCCTCGTCGTAGACACCTCCATCAGTGAAGAAACTGGAGGGAGTGGGGTTTACCATTCGTCGCCTCGATCAAAATACAGGGCGGGACGCACTGCGGCGTCTGCGGTCAACTCGTCGCTGTCCGCTTGGTCCTGCAGGGTCGCCATGATGCGCTGGAAGTCTTTCTCGAACCCGTCCTTGCGGTCGTCATTGAGATACGACGAGGCGGCCACCAGAGCAGCGTAGACCACAGCGTCCCAAGCGACCTTGGACATCGTGTTCTCGTCGGTGTCGGCAACGAGCGCGGGGAATTCGCAGTAATAGGTGATGAGGACTTTGTCGCCCACACAGGGACGGGGACCCAAGAACCAAGCGGCACCTTGGCGCGCGTAGATCGACGGAGGGCCTACATCTTGCGATGCGCCCATCACGCGGTTCAGATCGACGCGCTGGAGTTCGTATTCGAGAACCCCGTCGCCATCCCGGTCGACCTGGATACTGATAAGCTGCAGGAGATCATTCGGGATGCTCAGCTTCGTATAGGTCGACGGGATGGTGTACAGGATTTGCTTCTCCATGAACGGGACACGGAGTTCACGCTGGATGCGCTGGATGCCTTGGTTCACGAAGGTCGAGACCAATGCCGCGTTGTTGTTGACGATGCCGTTGTTCAACAGCGCCTTGAATTGGGCCTTCAGTTCACCGAGGGTCACAGGGTTTCCTTAGATGCGTTTGTTGGTAGCGATGAATTTGTCGAGCGCGTAACGGCGCAGCATCGTGAGCGTCTCGCGCACGGGAGCGTTCATCACGTCGAAGCCATATGTGCGGAGAAGGTCGTCGACTACTTCGACGGGGATTGAAGCTACCTTGTGCATCTCGCCCGAACGGGTGGCGACGCTATCAAGGCGCTCATGCTGCAGACTGGTCAGGAATTCGTCGGGGATTTCCTGCGTCCGCTTAATGATCAGTTCATTGGAGGAGCGGTCTTCGTCGAAGGCTACAAGCGTGTCGAGGAGGACGGGTTCTTCGTAGAAAGTTTCTTTGGACATATTCTCAAAAGCAAAAATAGGGACACGGAATTACCCGTGCCCCCATTTGTTGGACCTTAGAAGCCAGCGAGCTTCTGAACGATCAGAGCCGACGCAAGGCTGTTCTTGTGCTTGAGCGAGAACTCGCCCAGCAGCATGGCCTTGGTGCTGTCACCGGTCTTCGCGAGGTTCTTGCGCTCCCACGGACGAAGGGTCGGCTTCGACCACATGTCGGGTTCGTAAACCAGCGTGTTCTCGGTGCGGAGCCAACGGTTGATCTCGACCTTCTGCTCACCGAACGGCGAGACATACAGGTTGACCACGTTGACCAGCTTCTTCGCATCGGAGCCCGAGAGCGTCCGGTAGCGACCAGCAGCCGCAGCGAAGCCCGCGAGGGTCACCGAGTTCGTCGGGGTGACCATGATGCGGTTCGGCTCAGCGCCGCTCATGTACGCATTCTGCAGCGCCGTAACGAGCAACTGCTCCGTCAGCGGAGCGTCATCTGCGCCAGTGCGGGTGATGTTCGCGGAGGCGATCTGAACCTGAGCGGAGTCCATGGTCGAGGGGACGGACGTGCCGTTACCCGCAGCCTTGGTGCCAGCGAGGCCCACGTAGGCGATTTCAACGTCGCGCTTCACCTGAGCAGCCGACTTGGCCATCTGGTAAGCGAACTCTTTCTTTCGGCCGTAGGTCGACACGACGTCGGCACGGTCGGAGACGGTGACCGCCTCGGTGAAGATTTGCGTGTAGTTCGACTTCATCGTGGTCGGGGTGACGGTGATGAAGGTCGGGTCCGCACCTTCGACCGCAGCGTTCTGGGCCGGTGCACGCAGGCTATCTTCCTGCCACTGGAACAGCGGCTGGGTGACCTTCTCCGAGCCAATGCTCGACATGAAGGGCGTCTTGCGCGGGGAGAGGTTGGTGATGACGTCGGCCACGTCTTCCTTGACGCCGACCATCTGATAAGTCTGGAACTGAGCCATTAGAAATTTAGTCTCTTCTGCAAATGTAGTGGTGTGTTACTCGCCATCAAACATGGCGAGGAATGCTTCGGCGGCGTCGGCCTGAGAGCCTGACTTCTTCGCCTTCTGCACAGCCGTCTGGGCTGTGATCTTCTTTGCGTTGTCGCGAACTGCAGGAGTTGATGCAGAGTTCTTCACGATGCGCGTCGGGGTCTTGTTCACCTTCTTGGTCAGGACCTTGTTGGCACCCTTCTTGAACTGCATCGCCATGTGCAGCACTTTGAAAGCAGCGGGATCGTTGAGGGACGTGACGACCTTTGCGTCGAAGCCCTGCTCAACTGCGAAGTTGCGAATGTCCGCGTAGACCGCGTCATTCCAGCCCTTGATGAACGTCGGGCTCTCGGGGTTCTTGAGAGCCTTCAGGCATTCAGCGGACTGCTTCTTCGCTGCTTCCTTCTGCTCTGCGTTGAGCTTTTCGACGTAGGAGGTGAGTTCGTTCTTGAGGAACGTCTCTTCCTGAATAGCCTCGTTCGCCTCTGCAGTGAGTTCCTGCAGATGCTCAGCGGGGATATTCGGGTCCTTCATGTACTGGGTCCACGGCAGAGCGCGGTATTTGTCCGCTCGCGCTGTCGCACGCTGCAGCAGGGCGTTGTACGCAGTGACATTCTCTGTCCGCTTTGCGTTTACAGCCTCTCGCTCAGTGGCAACTTCTTGCGACTTGCGGGTGAGAGCAGCCTCTTGACCAAAGAGACGCTTCAGGTCGGAGACTTTAACCTCATGCTCAGTGTCGCCTTCCTTGACCTTGACGTACGTCTCGTCACTGTCATCGGCGAACTTGCGCTTCGATTTGTCGTCTTCTTCCTTGTCGTTCTCTTCGTCTTCGTCGCCTTCGTTCTCTTCCTCGTCTTCGGATGGCTCGTCGTCAGCGTCCTCGTTCTCGGGTTCGTTCTCGGCGTCGTTGGCGTTCTCGTCGTCTTCGTCGGCTTCAGGTTCTTTCTTCGATGGCTTCTTTGCAGAAGCGTCGTCACCCTCTTCGGGATCACTGTCGCCAAGGAGAGCAGCAACGAAGTCGTCATCGTTGATCTCGTCCGGGTATTCCACGTGCAATGCGGCGTCGTTAGAGTTGATGGCCGTCGTCATTAGTCGTTGTCATTCCTATAAATGTCGTGGACGCCCTCATGGTCGAAATCATCGACAGGGGTGGTCTCAGCGGCATTTTGTTTTTCAATGAGTTTGGTGTGCGCGACGGAGAACTTCTGCGTCAGCGCGAGGAATTCCGAGAAGCCTTGGTACGCGGCATAAATGCCTTCACGTTCCTTCACGGCTTTCGGGTCAGTCTTGAGAATGTCCGTGGCGCACTGCTGGGAATACATTGCAGTGAGCGCCGCGAACGCCTCCGAACTGAGAAGCTCCGTACAGAAGCCTCCCAGTTCGAGGATCGTTGCGTCGTCCATTTAGTCCTTTAAGCTGCCTTGGAAGCCGCTGGTCGTGATGCGGCTTTCATCTTGGCCTCGTGATCTTTGTTGATCTTGTCCTCCTCCAGAGCCAGTTGCTGAGCGCCTTGCAGAATGCGAGCACGAGTGTCTGCATCCTGTCGGTCGTTCGTGCGTGACTGGTTGTCGGCGGCCAGAGCAAGCTGCTGGTCCTGCTGCTGCGACTTGGTTTGATCCAAGGCGAACAGTCGGCTGGCATCTGCCTGCTTGATGGTGAGTGCGTCCTGAGCAGTCTTTGCAGTCTGCTGCTTGACCTGGAGTTCACCCATCTTGATCGGGTCGGGACCCGGAGGTGGTGCGTTGGGATCGAGGTATGCGTTGAAGTTCGTGAAGCCCTTGAGCTTCGCGATGTCGCTGAGCATGGCGAACCGGCCCTTCTGACCGAACATGCCGCCCAAGCCGGGGTCCTTAGCCATGGCTTCGTAGCCTTGCATGAGGTCCATAGCGGCCTGATCCTTCTCACCATAACCGAGGTGAGCGGACACAGTGCACGAGGTGCGCTCAGTCCATTGCTTGGGCGTGAACCCAATCGGCTGACCAGAGATTTCGATGACCTTGTCGTCCTGATGGTTCAGGATGAGCAGGCGCACGACCTCAAGCATCAGCGGGACGAGGAAGTTGTAAGCGAAGTTGCGCGCCATGATCTTCTGGCGGATGCTGCTTACCTTCATCATCGTGTCCACAAGACCCTTGGAGTTCTGGGTCGATATGGCGCTCTTGTCGAGGCCCTGAGACAGCGCAGAGATGCCCGTGGACTTCTCGTTGTTGTCGTTCAGCATCCCCAGCACGTTGAAGACGTACGGGTTCAGGTTGGCCTGCTGGAACGGTTGCACACTGTCCGGCCGCCTGACGTTAACGACGCCGCCGAGCCGGTTGTCTAAGAGTTCACGTGGGTTCATTAGACCGCCATTGACCACAGCCCAACGCGGGTTAGTCGTGATGGCGGTGTGATCGAGCACACCACGGAAGAGAACGGTACGAGCGTTCTGGGTGTGGATCACACGTTGTGCAAAGTTGTTGCCATAGAACACGTGGCTGACCGGCAGCGGCACGTACGCAATGAAGGGAGCCTTGTCGACTTCCTCGGGCGGATAGAGCAGCTTGTCGCCAGCGATGCAGATTTTGTAGAGACGGACGCCCTTGCTGGGGTCAATCTGCATACGCACGAAGTTCTCAAAGTAGACGATGTATTCGAGTTCGTCTTGGATCGGGTCGTCGGAGACGTCGTTCTGTCGAGTTGGCGCAGTGCGCGCGAGCACCTCAGGAGAGAACATCAGAGCCCGAGCGTCATCGGCCGGAAGGGAGGCAACGAGCTTCGGGTCTACACCCATCTCGATTAGCTCAGCCTTCGTCTTCGGCGTGCGGTGACCGCAATAGACGGCCTTGTCGATGCTTGTCGCGATGCTCTCGATGAGAAACTCTTCGGGAGCAATGTTGACGATGGTGACCTTGGAGACATCCTGCTTGCGCGTAAGCGAGCCCTTGAAGGACCCGTCAGGTTGCTCCTCGGCGTCGAAGGTGTCGACCTCGTCGTGCGAGGCGAGAGCCTGCGCGTCGTCGTGGCTGATGCCTTCGAACTCTTCGTCCGAGTATTTGAACTTCTCTTCCCAGAACACCTTCACAACGCCAGCGCGGGCTACGAGACCGTCGTAAATTGCGCTGCCGAAGATGTTGAAGCCGTCGTTCTCACGATAGATGACGTAGCGGGCCGCCTCGGTCGCAACGCGACAGTGGGCGGTATTCATGAACTGGTCGGGATCGAACTGCGCAATCTGCTCGCCACCGGAGAAGACCTCCTGCAACTGAGCGCGCATCATCTCGACGCTGTCGTAAACGTCGCTGGCCACGTACGAGGACGAGCCCTCAGTAGTGCGTCGGGGAAGCTCTCCGTTCAGGTACTTCGTGACCCGCGTGCGCTCAAGCGCCAGTCGGCTGTCATAGAAGCCTGAAGCGGTCATCTGCTTCTGGGAGACCCGGGCGACAATATCCTCGGGACTTAGGGGGCGAGTTGTCGCCATAGGTTTCCTTTGTTAGATGGCTTGAACGTAGTAGTCGTCGGTGACTTCGACCGGCGTCCACACGTCCTCGGAGACGTACGCTGCGATTGCGAGCGCCATGACCGTGTCGTCGTGTGTGCCACCCTCGGCCTCCATCTTCCCGGCCTCGGTGACGACGAACGTCATCATTTCGGCAAGGGTCGTGGGGTCGTTGATCTCGATGCCGCCGTCGCGGTCTAGTTCGCGCAGCTTGTCGATGATCAGGGGCTTGGTCCGCTCGCTGGTGAAGAAGCCGAGGTTGATGCTGTCCTTCTCGTCCAAAGTGCCCTCAGGCTGCTCTGTGTAGAGGTAGGGGTAGTTCGCATCACGCAGGGCGACGCATGTCACCAGACCGTGGTTGTTGCGCTCAGGAGCGATGGTGGCGCAGTTGTAGTGGTAGCCGAGAGCGATGAGGATGGAAGCGAACACGTCAGGATGGACGATGCCACGCCAGACGGCCACTTGCCTTCGCTTGCTGTCGAGGATTTGCGCGACACTGCTGTCGCCTTCCTTCTTGCCCTTCACGCCACCGCGTATGCCCATGCCGACGTCAGCACCAATGGTGTACGTCTCGGTGGCGGAGCGCGGGTGGAAGATCAGAAGCTCGCCACGCGGGTTCTCTTCGAGGACACGCAGGGGCAGGGGCTTGCCGGTCTTAGGGTCGTAGCGGACGTCAACAGACATCTGCTTGAGAGGCTTCTTGGTCTTGGCGACCTGAAGACGCTCGTTGAGGCTCTCGGAGTTGAAGATCGGTCGGCCAGTGCTGAGGAAGGCTTCCTCTGCGGTCGACGGGTATTCCTGCTTGAACAGATCAACGCCGCTGGTCGCGACTTTCTTTCGTCGCCAGTAGAGTTGGTCGTTGGAGTTCAGAAGCGGAGCGTAAAGCTCCAGCATCTTCTCTTCTTCGGGTGTTCGCACAAAGTCTGCGGGCGCGGTCTCACGGTATTCATCCGTTTCGAACCATGCGCTGAAAAACACCTCGTACCCGTTCCATAGATGGTCGCGGCGAACTGCGCCTTGATACATCTCGTAGAACTTGCCGGTCACGCCTTGTGCCGTGCTCTCCAGGAAGAGGAACGTATCGTCTTCTTCTGGGATGGCCTGCACTAGACCGTTGAAGTTTGTGTTGGCGAATGCGACGGGCCAGAACGCCACCTCAGAGAGATGAGCGAACGTGAGCGTTTCGCCGCGAGCGATACCTCGGCCGCCTGCCGTGGCAACGCGCATGCCGCTGTCGAGCTTGTCGAAGTTCAACTCGTTACGTGAGAGATACTTCGTCGACGGACGGACGATGTCAGGGACGTTGTCGTGGACGCGCCGATACATATCGAGCAGCGTCGTGGTGCTGTCGCCTTCGTGCGCCATAACGAGACCCTTCTGGGCCTTGCGCTGAGACAACCACCAATACTGGAATGCAGAGATGACGGTGGAGAGGCCCTGCTGTCGAGCCTTGAGGACGACGAAGCGAACCTTGCCCGTCTTCTCCCACTGCTCCAGAACTTCTTCCAAGAAACGCTTCTGCACGCGATTCAGCACGAGCGGAGCAATCTTGCCCTTCTTCGTTCTGATCTTCACACACTTAGCGGCGTAGAATTCGAAGTCGTCGAGGAGGCGCTTGCGCGCCGCCCTCTGCGTGTCGGATAACTCAGTCACCAGAAATCTCGTCGAGGAAGTCCTCGGCCTTGCTGAGGGTCAGCTTAGATTTGCTCTCGGGCTTGCTCTTGGTGTAGGCGAGCACGGTGTTGGCGGCTGATACTTTGGTCTTCTGTTCGGTCGGGCCAACAGCGAGGATGAACATCTCGCGCAAAGCTGCTTTGGCCATCGCCGCTTCGTCGTTGGGGATAGTGATCCACTCGCCGTTCGCGTCGAGGACACGGTCCTCTTCGGGGGCAAGCTGGCCAGTGTCGGTCATGATCTGGATAAACCTGTCTGCAAGCGCACGAGCTTTCGCCCACTTCTTCTCGGCTTTCGCGCGAGTTGAACCGTTCGGGACGCCTGTGCGTTTGAATTTCTGTGGGTCGATTTTGCGGTCGAGCTTTAGCTGCATGTCCCGCAGCTTCATCTTGATGCGGAAATCTTCGTCTTGCCACGCAGCCTTCGCCGCAAGCGAGAAGACCGAAGCCTTCTCACTCACGTCGTCGGTCATTTGTCTTCCTTACTTGAAGGCTGTCTGCACTGCTGCAGCCGCCGCGGGCGATAGAAACGCTGAGTAATGGTCTACAGCTTTGTCTCGCTCCTTGGAGTTAGAGCCGATCTTGTGAAGCTGGCGAACCAGCCCCTTGATGGCATGCGAGAACTCAGGATATTGCGAGACGAGCGTCTGCTCTGCGTTGATACGCTTCTGTGCAGAGTGCTCAGCCTTAGCGAGATACTTCGGGCTCTTTGCTCCGTAAGCCGACGCCTCATTCACGGCATATGCCTTCGCAGAGATGTCAGCGGGATACAGTTGAGCCTCGTCGAGCGGTTCGTACGCGCTGGCCTTCGGTGCTTCTTCAGCCTTGGGAGCTTCAGTCTTCACCTTGCCGTTGCTCTTGCTGATCTTGATCGGAGCAGCAGGCGCAGCATTCTCCGCACCCGGTTCGGGCGGGAGACCAGCCTTCAGCTTCTGCTTGAGCATCGCGAGTGCAGTCGGGTTGAACTCAGGCGCTGCGGGAGGCGCAGGCGGAGCTTCAACCGGAGGAGCTTCAACAGGTGGTAGACCTGCCTTCAGCTTTTTCTGCAGCATCGCAAGCGCCATCGGACTGATGTCCGGCTTGGCGGGCGGTGCTGGGGTCGGCGCGGGCTCAGGCTGAGGCTCAGGCGGGAGGCCTGCCTTCAGCTTCTGCTTCAACATCTGCAGAGCCATAGGATTGAACTCAGGCATCTGCGGAGCCGGAGGAGCCGGAGGCGCGGGTGCACCAGGTAGAGGTGTGGCCAGTTGCTTCTTCAGCATCTGCAGTGCCATCGGATTGAACTGAGGCGCAGCAGGCGGAGGAGCGGCCGGGGGAGGCACTTGCGGACCCGTAGGACCAGCCGTAGGAGGCCGAGGACCCCAAGGTGCATTGGTCGGCTGCGGCAGCGGAGGAGGCTGCTGCGGGACCGGAGGCGGGTTGACTGCCTTGCGAAGCTCTGCGTTGTGATCTGCGAACGTCTTGGCGAAGTTTGCTGCCGGTCGTGATCCGCCAGTGACGCTGTCGAGGAGACGAGCACCACCGAGGCCGATACCGAGGCCGCCCATGAGGCCGCCACCGACTGCACCAGACACGTGAGGCATCCCGAACGCGAGAGCGCCGAGGCCTGCCATCGTGCCGCCAATGTGCCAAGGGTTGAAGACGCCGCGCACGACGTTCTTCATTCCGCCAGTAGCGGAGCCCTGCCAGCCGGTCTTGGGATCGAACGAACCTTCGCCTTCAGCCATCTGCCCAGTCTTCAGCGCGCGAGCGAGGAAGTGAGCGTTGGCTCCATCAGGAGCATTGGCCGTTGCGGTCGTAAGGTGCTCCATGTCCTTCGGGGTGATCTGGTCACCACGTCGGATGGATGCGATTGCGTTCGCCTCTTCAGGCGTCAGCACCTTCTGCTTCGCGACGTTGTCCAGCGCGGCTTTGAGTTCGCCGTGCGTGTCGGCCATCACCTTCTGGTGCGCCTGCGCCGCCTCATGAATGTTGTTGAGGTCGAGGCCGGTGTCCTGCAAGCGAGTGGCGTAGTTGGCCGCAGCTTCCGGGTCAGCGTTGTACTTGCCCATGCGGATAGCACGAGCGCCTGCAGCGACTGCGGGTAGCACATGAGGCGATACACTTGCTGCGCCTCCGACAGCCGCCTCAGGGAGAGCCGAGGGGTCGAAGGGGACGTCAGTGCCGATCTTGGTGCCAGCCTGCGTGATAGCGTTCTGCGCTACGCCGCCGCCAGCGCCTACGGCACCGCGAGTTAGCAAGTTGGTCGCCACACGACCGAGGCCATTCAATCCAGCGCCGACCGCATTCCCCAGACCTGGAGTATGCATGATCGAGCCGGGGACGGCTGCGGCGAGTGAGGTGCCAATGCCGATGGCTTTGTCTTCGTCGTTCGGGACGGCGTTCTTGTCGCCCGAGCGGGCAACTGCGCGAGCCTTGACGTTGTCGCCTGCCTGACTGAGCACGAGAGGTGCGAGGCCGCCCACCACGGCACCAGCCGGGGTTAGGAGGTCACCTACCGCTGCACCAGCCGCTGACGTAGCAGCGAGAGGCGCTTGCTCAGCAATAAGCTTCGGTATCTGGCGCGGGCTCCACTTGAGCGGATTCCACGAGCCGTTGGTGACGTTGGCGGGTTTGTAGTCGGGATCGACAGGGCTGTCATCGACGTTGCTGCCGAGAATATTCTTACGTGAGGACTGTACGCCTCGAACCATTTCGTTGTAGCCGTGCCGAGCGCCTGAGGCGATGTCGGACAGCATGCTGGGTTCGTCGGTGGAAGCCTCTGGTGCGGTGGCAGGAGCCGTAGTTGGCTTGGAAGCCGTCTTGGCAGCGCCGAAGTGCGAGAGGATTTCACTGGCAGAGTACCCCGCGTCCTTTGCAGCCTTGAATTTCTCAGGTGCCTTGGACGCGAGGTGGCTCACGATTTCGTCGTCAGAATAGCCAGCCGCACGGGCCTGCGAGATTTGGTCCGCTGTTACGTCGGCCATTCAGTTTCCTTATTTGAAGATGCTGTCCAGCGAGGGACGTTTGTCTGCGCTGGGCGCGGGAGGGTTCGCAAACTCTTCGAGCTTCTGGAGACCCTTCGCACCTTCATCACTCAGAAGGGGCGGAAGTCGAGCAGCAGCGCGTGCGCCGATCTGCGTCTTACGTTTGTCTTCCAACGCTCCCATGGCGCCGTGCATTAGCGTCTGGAATTGCTTGATCTGCTCACGCTGTTGGGCGGGGGACATCTGCGGAGGAAGGTTCTCTTCCCACTTGCGGATTTCCGTGTCTGACAGATTGTTCTGCTTGAACACCTTGCCAAGCTCATCGACCACCGCGTGCGCGGCAGTTCGGAAGCCGGGGACAGAACCGCTGCCAGTAACTTCCTCGCTCCAAGCGTTCTTGACGCGGTTGAAGAGAGGTGTGTCGCCGTTGCCTAGACCTTTCATTGCACCAATCAACGCTTCACTTTGGTGAGCGATGGTCTGGTTCAACGCACGGGCGCTTTCGGCACCCTTGGTCACCATGTCCTTCTGGCCTGCAACGCGCGCAGCGTAGACGGTAGGATCGAGACCCGGGTCGACTAGCTTAGCGGCAGCGAAGGCGGCCGGATATGGACTGTCCTTGCGCGTCATCGCGTTCGGAGGAAGGACCAACGTGTTGTCGAGAAGGCCGTTCACCATCGCGGCCTGAGCCGGTTTCATGGTGGAGAAGAAGGCCTGCTCTTGTTCGGGCGTCCTCTTCGTAGGATCATCACCGAGCGCCTTAGGATCACCCCACACGGGGGTCATCTGCGGAGCCTGCTCTGTGCCGCCAGCGGCTTCCTTCGACCAATTGCCGTCCAGCATACGCATCTGGCCATTGGAGTTCGTCTGCATCACCTGACCGTTCGGCATCACGTGGCTTGTCCACGAGCCCTGCGCGTCCTTGGCCATACGCTGGCCGTAGACCTTCGCCATGAGCGCCTGTTGCGTCTTGGTGTTGCGGTCGTTGTGGTCGGCAGTGATAGCTGAGTTGATCGCAGCGGCCTGCGCCGGATTGACGATGCCTGCGATGGACGCGCCGATCTGCGAGAGACCTTCTGCGCGTCGGTCCCAAGGGTCCTCGGGCGGAGCAGTGAGAGCGCCGGGGCCCATGGTGTTGTCGGGGCTTAGTGCGGGCACGCCCGGTCCTTTCTGTGCGAGATAAGAAGATGGCTGACCAGCGTCGGGGAGAACGGGACTGCCGAACACCTTGCGAGCGTTGGCTGCACGCTGGTCGCGTGTGCTTCCGTCTGAGCGTTCGTAGAGTTGATCCCAAGCGCGGGCAGCTTCCTCAGGAGATGTCGCCGCCTGTATGGCTTTGTACGCTTTGCTCTCGGAGCCCCCAAGCTCGTGACGCATGAACTGCATCTGAGCGTCAGGCGTCTGATACGTGTCGGGGAACATGTTCTTGAGCGCGGCGAGGCGATCACCTCTCCACTGAGCAGTGCCCCACGCTGTGCCGTTGTCGCCTGTCGGTCCCCAAGCATTGAGGCCGGAGCCACTTTCTGCTTGGAGGTTGCCGACGATACCGGCTGCTTGGTGCGTCTTGAGACCCAGACCGCCCTCATCGTAGGGACGCTGGGCGAAGTCCATCCACGCTGAGGTGTTGTCTGCCATGTTAGAAGAGTTTCTTCACGCCAGTAGCTGTGCCGAGCAGGCCACCAAGGATGCCGAGGACGCCGGGGTCGGACGTCGTCGAAGACGTGCCGCTAGAGTTGCTGCCCCAGTTCTGCGAGCCGATGATTCCCATAAGCTGCTGCAGCCCTGAGAAGGGAGCGGTCTGGCCCTGCTGATACTGCTGAAGCTGGTTCGTCAGATCAGCCTGCGAGGCCTGCTGCTGGCCTGTGCCACCACCGTTGCCGATGTTGAGCACGTTGCTCTCGTTGGTGACGCCACTGTTGACGCCGGTGTTGCCGCTGTTGAGCGAGTTGACACCGAGGTTGCCCTGCTGGCTGAGCGCCGTCAGGTTGTTGACGTTGTTGTTCTGCGCCTGCTGCTGCGCGAGCGTGAGGCCGTTCTGGTACGCCTGCGACTGCAAGGTGCCAGAGAGGTTGGCCGACTGCTCAGCGAGGCCGCGCTGGACGAGACCGTCCGCGATACCTGCGCGCGAGGAGTTAGCGTTGCCGCTGTTGGCCGCTGCCTGCTCGATACCGGGCATCGTGACGTCACGTGCCTGTTCGGTCGCACCCTGCATTGCCAGCTTAACCTGGGCCGGGATGTTCTGACCGGAGGCGTACGAATTCGCGGCGTCGATCAGCGACTGCGGATTGTTCGAGTTGACCGAGTTGAAGCTGTTCAGACCGTTGGTCGCGTTGGTGATGTTGGTCTGACCGCTGTTCATTGCGGTCTGGCCTGCGCCGATCTGGCTCTGGGCCGTGCCAGCGTTGCCGTTCGAGAAGTCGATGGCCTGCTGGTAGGTGTTCTGTTGGTTCTGGTTCGCGCCTGCAGTGAAGTCAGTCGGAAGCGGGGATGCTCCGTTCTGCGTCTTACCGTAGGCAGCCTGCGCCTGCTGGAAAGCCTGCGTCAGTGCGTCGGCCTGCGGGCCCCAAGGGGACGTCTGCGACGATTCCGTCTTTTCGGAGGAGGGTCCTAGGGACATGAGGTCCTATGAATGTAGAGGGGCCTCACGGCTCCATTGTTGCATTTGATGTGAAGAAGATACTTCCATCCTGTTCGAGTGACGAACCTGTGCCACTTCTCGTCGTCGTGCTCAGGGCACGCGAAGAGAGGCGCTGTGACGCGCTCTCTGAAGGTTCGCCATTCGCACAGGAGCTTCTTGAACACCGAGGGTGTGAAGCGAGAGAACGTCAGATGCGCGAGAAGAAACTGCGCACCATCGGGTCGTCTGTACTCGTCGAGGACGAAAGAGTAGTCGGGGGTCTCATGTGCTGTAGACCGCCCGACAAACTCAAAGTCGTTCATGTGATTCCGTGCGCTACGAGTCGAGCTTTCAACTCTTCGATTTCGCGTACGATGGTTTTGATGCTCTGCGAGATTGCAGCCAACTCCTGTTGCAGGAACAGTTGGTCGCCGCCGAGCGTAGGCATCGGTCGAGGAACGTAGGTGACCGTGTTGGCCATTAGCGATGTCCTGTGGTCATCAGATCGAGGTCGAAGCCTGTGATCGAGAACTCGCGGTAGTCATTCCACTGTATCTTGATCGCCAGCCATTTACCGGCAGCGTTCACGTCTACCTTGTAGAACTCTTTGCCGTCGTAGGGTTGCCACGGGCCATAGGTCGCGTCGGTGCTGTTGACGTCGTCAGAAGTGCCGACAGCAATCTGCAGCATGTTGCCACCTGAAGTATCGACGCGCGCCTGCGGATAGACGGTGCGGAGAAGCTTGTAAGCTTTCAGGTCGACACCCAAGTCATCGAGGTCGATGCCTGTCCGTTCCAGGTACGCGGGAGCAGTGGCGTTGGCGTCCACAGCATACGGCGCGACTGAGCCTACACCGTAAACATCGAATGCGTACAACGAGGCCTGCAGACCATATTCGGTCGAGGCTTCACCCACAGCGACGGTGATGCGTTTACCTCCGTCCTCCTGATCCTGATACGAACCGCCCATGTCTTCGTAAGAAGCCGTGACGTTTGCGTAGGTCAGCAGGTTCGACACAGGACCGTCATCAAACGAGTAGATGGACGGCATGTCGTCGAAGGTCCACGTCTCCGTGGTCATGTTGTAGGTCGCGGATCGATTGCAGCCGTTGACGTTCCTGAACTTCACGAGAGGATCGCCCGACACGTAGCCGAACATGATCTCGTTGAGGCGCGGATTGAACTGCACCCAACACTTGTCGGCCTGCGAGATGTTCAGCGAGCCGTAGATGAAGTCGCGGGTCTTCTCGTCGCAGAGGCTCTGCTCAGAGATGCCGTCGTGCACCCAGATGTCGTCGATGCCGAAGCAGTAGTTCTTGCCGTCAAGCTCGATGGAGCAGTTGGTGTTCAACACACCCTTTGCGTACGAGAGCTTCGTGTACGAATACACAAACGTCGAACCGTCTGCGTGCATACGCCAAGCTTCGCGCTGACCGTAGATGATCAGGTCGCTGCCTAGCTGACAGGCGTCAGTGATTCCGCCGTCCATCGCCTGCAGGATGTTCTCTGTGGCTAACGTGTTCGGAACGGTCTGATCCCACGATGCAGGATACTGACCGTCTGTCACGATGGACGAGGTCTTCACCATTGTCGGGAAGTCAGCAGGACCTTTGGTTACGTTGAGCGCAACAACAGCGCCTCCACACTGCGCGATGATGCGTGTGGTCCACGTAGGGTCCCACTTGTCAGCAGAGGTCGCGTAGGACGCGGCGCTGAGGTCTAGGAATTTGTCGCCAGTGGGCAGCAGATACCACGGGGGGCGATCTGCGCGATTGACGTAGACCAAGTTACCGATGGTGTAGGAGGTCCAGTTGGTCTCGGCCTCGCTGTCGATGAAGCCGGTCGGAGAGTAATCCGTCTCTTCGCCGTTCGAGTAGTAAGTCACGCGGCCATTCTTGTAGCCCAAGAACAAATCGTTGTTGCTCTGTGAGCGGCCTGCAGTGAATGCGTAGCGAGGATAGGTGTAAGCGAGAGGCTGCTTGACGGCGCGGAAGACCGGAGCAGATGAAATCTTGTTGTTCCTGAACCTTACGTTCACGCCGGAAGAGAATGCGCCGACAGGAAGGTTGTAAGGGTCTTGGTCGGTGACGATGCCAGTCTTGGCAACATCCCGAAGTCGCACTATGGGCATCGAAGTCCTGCGGGGAGGCCCGCGCATGACTAGCCGCTCCGCCACAGGGGCAGAGATATGCGGATCAGAGGCGCGGGCGCGGGATTAGGTCTTAACGGCGAAGATGAAGGACAGCGCCTCGGGGCGCGTCTCGGTCGTGCCCGTGTTGGCCGGGGTGCTCACGAGAACCGTGTGGTTGTGCGTGGCAGATCGGCCAGCCGTGGTGCCGCCGAAGGTGTGCTCGTGGTCCGTGTTCGTCGCGTTAATGGTTGCGGCGGTCGGAGGGACACCGTTGACGCTACCACCTGAAGAGTTGCCGGTGGAGTTGGCAGCCGCGTTGCTCGTGTGTGAGTGCGAGGCGTTGCGGTTCATCGAGCTAGTCGTGCCCGAGAACGTGTGCGTGTGCTCCTGCGTTTCCGCAGCGGTCGTCGGGTTGACGTCAGGATGCGTATGTGGCCCCACGGTGTTCGCCTGCGCAGTCCTCACCGCCGTAGCGGCAGTGCGAGAGCGGGGGAAGCGACCGAGGGTGTACATGTCGGGCAGCGTGAAGGTGCTGCCAATACCCACACCGTTCAGGAAGTCGGCAAGGACAGGATAGTCGGTGCGGTTGTAGGTCGCGCCGTTAAGCTCCAGAAACTCTTTGCCCGTGTCGGCCGTTACGGCTCCTAGGGAAGCCGGTGGTGCGATGAACATCTGGACTGAGCCTGTCGAGGCGCCACCAGCCAAGCGCCCACCAGTGACGCTGATAACACCAGCAGCACTACGGTAGAACCCAAGGGTGGGCTCAGAGGCGAAGGCGTAAGCAGGCTTGGGAGCACTGCCATCCGATTGAGCGGTAAATCCACCATCCACGTTAGTCAGAGGTCCAACACCGCCCGGGAAGGTATTCTTCAGGGTGGCCTTGATCAGCCTCATATGGTCGTCAGCATTGTTCATGCCGTCCGAGGACGCTGGGTTTGTCGTCACCAGATCGTGTAGGTACGTCGCAGTCTCTAAGGGCAAGAGAGGCTCCTTATGTACCCTTAGGTACTATCTTGATGGTTATAATAATAATTCCTCTATAGGAGGATTAGGTTCCCCTAAGGGGTACAGGGAGCATCAGAGGCTCTCCATTCTATACCCCCTGATGCTCACCCGATAAGTCATTGATATCATTCAATAAGAGCATAATCTGAGCCTCCTAGAGGTACCTAGGTATAGCGAGGCTCGATGCTGATGGAACCGAGGTCAAGCGAGGCTCGACACGGCCCGATGGAACCGAGGTCCCCCGATGGAACCAAGGGTCCTTGACCTGGATATGGAACCGGATGGAACCAGGGGAACTGAGGGGCCCCAAGGTCGAGCAGTGCAGCCGTAAGCTCGGCGGAGGCGGCGGCCCTTTAGTCCCAGATTTTCAAATTCGCGACACGATTTCGCCCAAAAAGGGTCCCGGTCGACCAAAGGGGACCCGTTGAAAGCCTGCGCCCCCAAGCGGTCAACCCAAGCGTGGTGTTAAGTCATTGATATTGCTACGTGCCCAACGGTTGTTAGGACCGCTGGCCTAGGGGCTCGCATGGGCCGCATAGGTTGCATGGGCGCACACACGCGACCTAGGTTGCATCGGTCGCCTATGGGCCTGAGGCTGGCAACCCACTACATCTAGGCCCTATTAGACTTCGGGGTTTATCGGCCTGTTATGGCTCGAACTCCGCTCAATCCCCAATGGTCTCCCAATGGCCCCCAATGGCCCCTCAGGCTCTCACACACGCCAAGGCGCACCAATGTGCCCCAAGGGGCAACCACGCTTCCCCGGGCTTCCTAGGGCGTCCTAGGGGCACATGGGCCGTCCGCACTAGCTATGCAAACCTGGGTGATCAGCCATGCAATCATGTGCGTAGACGACTATGGTTGCGAGCCCGTAGAAACATTCCAGCGGCGCAGATGTTGCGCACGGGCACACAAAGGGAATTACCAATGACAACCTTCGCTCTACCTATCGTTCACCCTGAGACCGGCGCGCACGTCACGGCAGAAGAACTCTACGCGGCTGCTGGCTTCCCTCAGGATCACATTGGCGACCTGATCCTTGACAACTTCGACTATGACGCAGGCCCGTACGACGACGTCGCGTTGTGTGCCGCAGTCTATGCGTGGGCTGATCAGCAGCGCTAACCCTTGTTTCATAGTCTCTACGGCCCGCAGCGCAAGCTTACGGGCCTTAGGGCATTAGGAGACCAACTCAACAAAGGGAATTCGACCATGATCAAGATGCACGCTTCTTCCAAGGCCATCGTTCGCAACGGCGCAATGCACTACCTGCCCATGATCACCTTGCGCGCCGAGAAGGGCCGCATGGTCGGTTGTCGCGTGCCCCAAGGCGCGGCGCAAGAGTTTCGCATCTTCACGACGTCGGATGCTGCACGTGAGGCTGCACACGCCATTGCGCTCCGATGCGCGGCAGACTTCCCGGGCATCTTGATTGCCGCCTAACGCCTTCGCTTTGTCCTAATAGCTTCCAACTGTCAAAAGGCTTCCACGCAATGGCTATCACTCAAGTGAACGGTTTCATCTTCTATCGCGGCCCGTCGATGCTTGACGGCGCACCCATCATCGCCGTGGCCACGGGGACGGCGCGCGGTAGCCGCAACGGTAAGACGGGCAGTGAAGTGCAAACCTGGATTTTGCGCGACGACATGTCCCCGGTTGACGCTGTGAAGTCTGGCAATGATCGCAGCATCTGCGGCACATGCATTCATCGCGGCCCGAACAACGATGGTTCGGAACGGTCCTGCTACGTCACCGTGTTTCAAGCGCCTTTGGTCGTGTGGAAGTCGGCGCAACGCGGTCTCTATCCGCAACTCAATGAACATGCTGCCTCGCTTGCGTTGTCTGGCAAGGTCGTGCGCCTTGGCTCTTACGGCGATCCGGCTGCAGTCCCCGCGCATGTGTGGCGTGCGCTTGTCGCCTTCACTGAGGGCCACACGGGCTATACGCACCAATGGCGCACCAATGACGACTTGCGCGACCTTTGCATGGCGTCGTGTGATAGCGCGTTCGAGCAAGAATTGGCCAAGGCGCAAGGTTGGCGCACGTTCCGTGTGATGCGCCAAGGCGACCGCATGTTGCCCCGTGAAATCGCTTGCCCCGCATCTAAGGAAGCTGGTGCGAAAACGAATTGCTCCGCTTGCAAGGCGTGTGGCGGCAATGGCGCAAAGGCCAAGGTTGATATTGCCATCTTGGCCCATGGCGCCGCTGGCAAGGTGAACGCATTCAACGCGAGGGTTGCAGCATGATCGGGGACACATGGCACGCGGCGTTTCTAATCGCCTTGTGGCTCGCAGGGATGGCCTACGGCGCGGGCGCTATCGCAAGGTTGCTCGCATGATCACAGAAAGATTGTGCGGCTTGGCGATGCTCCTAACCATCGCGCTGTTGCTTCTACTGCTTTCGCTATTCGTGCATTGAGCGCGACATATTGAGACCTTACGGCGCGCGGCGAAAGCCTACGCGCCTTGGGGCATTACTAGGAACCGAAAGGGACGTCACATGGCAACATTCAATCACACGCTAGGCAAGACGCGCGCGGGCGAGGGAACGCGCATATGGCTTGAAGGCAAGCGTTTAATCGATCACGGCTTTACCCATGGGGCGCACGTGCGCCGCGAGTGGCATGAAGGCAAGCTTAGGCTTTCGGTTGTCGACGCTGCAGCCTTTGAAGCCTTGCCGCGTAGCGAGCGCACAACGGTCGCAGGCAATGCCGCGCGGCCCATAATCGATATCACGGGCGCTGCAGTCCGCGACGCCTTCCCGTCGGGCAAGATTACCGCAACGTGGTTTGTCGATGGCCGTTGCATCATTAAGGAAGCCTAGGACCATGACGAATTACGAATGCTTTGCTCCCGGCCATCGCTTGCCCGTCGAAACCATCGCGGCCGAAACTGCATGGGATGCGCGCAAGGCGTATGCGTCCAAGCATCACCTTGGGGGAACGCTAGGCGTCATTGCGCGCCGTGTTGATCTAATCGACGACGCTTGGAAGCGTCTCGCGGATCGGCATCGCCGCTACTAGCCATTATGCACAAACGAGACCTTACGGCGCGCGGTGAAAGCCTACGCGCCTTGAGGCATTGGGAAACATGGGAAGGGACTACACTTTATGACTACCGTTGCTCAATACGCTCTGGAGGCTCAGCAAGCGGGTTTCAGCATTGAGGAAGATGCGGAAGGCCTGCTCTGGATTATCACTCCCGCGCGCCCGCGTAGGCCCTCACAACGCCTAGGTTCTTTCACTAACCGCGACCGAGCTTGGATGTCTGCAGCATCGACGCTGCGGCGGCAATTCACGGCATAGGGAATATACCGCAGTAAGACTACGGTAATCCGAATTTGCTGCCCATGTGTGCATCAATCACACTTGTGCCAGATTCTGGTTAGTGCTTTTAGAACAAAACAATTCCGGCGCACACGTGGCACACTGCCAGTTAAGGCCCCGGGGAAGGCTTATAGGGACAATGCGACCAATCATCACCATCGACGAAACGGGCCACCTTGTATCGACCATTATCGACAGTGACGTGGCGGCTCCGACTATCGCAGTGGGTACACGATTTACCTTTCACAAACCTTACGAAACCCCTTGGGGTGAAGTGCCAACGGGAATTACTGCGACGGTGATTGAAACGATTGACGACACTGGGGAGCTTGACCTGGAGGTACTGGAGAAGGTACCAGCGCTGTTCATGTGGAGCGGCATGCTCATATTGCTCCCCTTTATGTCCGAAGACTTGAACGCCTGCCTAAAGCTACTCATTTGACAACTGACTTCCCGGGGAGCATATAGTTCCCCGGGTTTCACCCTAAGGAACAGTACCAATGCCCGCGCATCAGTCATTTAAGCCAACACTTTCCGACGAAGAACGTGCAGCCGCTCGCGCGCTCCGACTTGCCTTAGAGCCTTTTTATACACTTCGCCGTGACGTGCCCCTTAGCTACCTGCGCACCTTCCTGCTCATTGCTGAGGAAGAAGGCCTAGGCGTCAACGAATATGCTGGCATTGGCGACATCGCGCCCAGTGTCATGACGCGCAACATTCTCGACATCGGCTCAATCAACCGACACAAGTCTGAAGGCCTCGCGCTGGTCACTAACGAGCGCGACCCGTTCGACCTTCGCAAGCATAACGTCAAGGTGACGCCCAAGGGCCGCACGCTGGTGCGCCAGTGGGTCACCGTGCTGCGTTCTTACTGCAAGGGCTGAAGCTCATGTCTTCAGGCGCGTTCCAAATCTACCTGCTGCTGATTATCGCGTTCACGATAGCTGCAGGCGTTGGTGCGTTTTACAACTGGTGGCTAGGGAGGGATTAGCGTTATGGCATTTGCAGAACGTGACAGCCGAACGAAGAAACACACAGGCCGATGGGCCGTAGACTTCTGGTGGCGCGTCAAGGGCCAGCCAGAGAAGCGCATGCGTCGCGCCTTCGACAGCAAGGCCGAGGCCGAGGCCGCAGAGACCTACGCTCGCAGCACTGGCCAATGGCCTAGCGTGACTGAGGAGGAGGCCGGAGGCCCGACGTTCCGTATGGCCGCCGAGGACATGCGCAAGCACCACGACGTCTGGCTGCAAGGCCGGGACACCTCGGGGCAAGCCCGGCTCGACTGGATCATTGGCCAGATCGGTGATCTCCAGGTAAGGAAGGTTTCGACCGAGGACCTCGACGGGCTTGTGCGCGCCCTGCGCAAGCGCAAGGTGGTCTCGCGTCGCAACGATACTGGCAAGCTCAAGGGACGCACCATTAACGGCTACCTGACCATGGCCAGCGCGGTGCTGACATGGGCGGCCGACCGGCCGAAGGTTTACGGCTCTTTCCGCGTCCCCAACATGCCGTGGCAGGCCACGATCAAGACCCGCATTCACTTCCTCACAATGGCTCAGCAGGAGGCCTTGGTCGCCTACTACCTTGAGAAGGGCTGGACCGAGGACGCCTTGCTGGTGCGCGTCTTTGCGCAATCCGGGATGCGCTGGAGCGAGGCGGAAGGCCTTGAACCTTTCATGGTCACCGTGGGCAACCGGAATGGCTGGATCAAGCTGGATGCCACCAAGACAGATAATCCCCGGGACATCCCTATGTCCGTCGAAACCGCGCGCGACCTGAAGGCTCTTTTGCAGTCGGGATACGTCCTAAATTACAGTCGCACGCGCACTAGGTTCGACGTCGCAAGGGATTTGCTTGGGTTGCCTCCGGCTCTCACCATGTACGGCATGCGTCATGCGGCGGCTACCTACCTGACGAAGAAGGGCATGCAACCGGCAAAAATCCAATCATTCATGGGACATAAGAGCTACGCGACCACGCAGCAGTATGTCCACGTGGAGCCTGATGACCTCGTCGAGGCCGTTGATTTTCTCACCCCAACGTCTGGGGGCGAGGGCCGAAACGGCTTGACGGGCCCGAAAAATACGTAGAGATAACAACGGGGCCACGTGGCGGAGTGGTTACGCGCCGGTCTGCAAAACCGCTGTCAACATACTTCCCCTTGTAAACGTAATTTTCTGACCTATACAAGCAACCGGGCTCGCTACGGCGGGCCCTTTTGCGGCTCTAATACCTTCCACCTGTCAAAAGACTTCCCCACAGCCTCTTCTGTCGCCCTGTCAATGGGTTAGCCGCTGAGCCTCAGGGGGTTTAGACAAGACAAAAGGAACTGTTCCCCGATGAACGCAATTCCGTCCACCATCGAATTCGATCTAGCCGTTAAAAAGATCAACACCCAAGACAAGCGCGCTAGGACCAACGAAGGGTTCAGCAGCACCCTAGGTGCACGCAAGCTCACCGAGCGCAGCCTTGAGGCCGTGACTGAGGGCGTGGTGGAGGCTTTGAATAACAGCAACAAGCTCCGCACCGACAGCATGGAGTTCAAGCTCCAGAGGGTCCTTAGGGGCCTGCAGCCCGAGGTGATCGCCTTGGCGTGCCTGATGCCGGGGCTCAACAGCGTCGCCCTCGAACACACCCACCGTGACGCCGCTCTGGCCATTGGCGGCTCGCTGTGGACCGAGGCTTACATGGCCAAGCTGCTGGTGACCGACAAGAAGGCCGCAGGGTCCATTACGAAGGCCGCTGGCGAGCGTTTCGCCAACGTGAAGCTTCGGCAGGCCAAGGTGATCAAAGACGCCTCCAGCCGCCTTGGGTTCACCATGGAGGAATGGACGCGCCCCATGCGCTTGCACGCTGGCCAGTGGGGAATCAACATCCTGCTTCAGGCTCTCCCGCATGTGTTCGAGCTTCGCGAAATCCCGAACGATGCCGAGAAGGCGTGGAGCGTCACCGACGAAGCCGCGACCATGATGGACGATGTCGTGAACGATGCCGTTCTCAAGTCGCCAATCTATCAGCCGCGCACTGTGAAGCCCCACGATTGGACGGGCTTCTATTCGAAGATTGCAGAAGACAGGCGCTTCGCGTCCGTCGCGGTCCCCTTGGTCCGCACGCTGCACAAAGAGACCGTCGCTGCCATCAAGCACGCCATTCGCACTGGCCAGATGGACGGCGTTATGCGCGCCGTGAACAACCTGCAGAGCGTGCCTTACAAGATCAACGGTTGGCTGCTGGGCATCCTGCAGGAATGTGATCACCTTGGCATCCAGGTTAAGGGCGTTCCCCCGCAGCAGCCGAAGAAGGTTACGCCACGTTCGGCGGATGACGTGTGGGCAGCAATGACCAAGGCCGAGCAGGGACGCCGCGCCGCGCAGATCAAGATTGAGAAGAAGCGCAACCGCATCGACAAGGCTGCGCGCTTCAAGTTCAACATCGACCTGAGCGTTGCCCGTCGCATGCAGATCGTCGACCAGTTCTTCACTCCGATGAACCTCGACTGGCGTGGTCGCGTTTATTACCTCACGCAGTTCAACTTCCAGCGCGAGGACTACGTGCGCGGCATGTTCTTGTTCGCCAACGGCAAGCCGGTAGGCGAGCGAGGCATCTATCACCTGAAGCTCCAAGCAGCCAATACCTGGAGCGGCGAGCAGAAGCTCGACAAGCAGCCGATGCACGTGCGCGTGCAGTGGGCAAACGACAACATCGAGCTACTGCGGGACATGGTTGCGCGCCCCCTGCACAACACTGAATGGACGAAGGCCGACAAGCCCTTCGCCTTCCTCGCTGCAGCCCGTGAGTTGGTCAACGCATGGGACAATCCGTCGTACGTCTGCCACCTCCCGGTAGCCTTCGACGGCTCTTGCAATGGCCTGCAGCACCTCTGCGCTATGACCCGTGCTCCCGAGGGCCGTTACGTCAACCTGACGGACAACGCTTCGCCTGAGGACATCTATCAGTTGGTCGCTGATGCGGCGCTCAAGAGCATCGAGGCCGACAAGCACAGCGATACCCTGTATTACGCGCAGGGCCCTGCTGACGCTCCCCGCAAAGCTAACGCTACGCTGGGTGACCTCGCGCAACTCGCCATCGAGTATGGCGTCAACCGCAAGCTCGTGAAGCGTAACGTGATGACCTTCGCCTATTCCTCGAAAGAGAACGGGATGAAGGACCAGCACGTAGAAGACACCATCGACGCTGAGAGCCTCAAGGGCAACTATCCGTTCGGCACCACCTTTGCCGAGCAGCAGTTGGCCGCGTCGTATCTCGCCAAGCGCACGATGGCTGCGATCAAAAGCGTTGTCACCAAGCCCGCAGAAGCCATGGCGTACATGCAGAAGCTGGCTCAGGTGCTCGCTCACGAAGGCAAGGCCCTTACGTGGAAGACGCCCATGGGTCTCCCTTGGATCAACCGTTACCATACGTCCAACGTGCGGGTGATCCGGCTCTCTTGCTACAGCAAGGGCGTGCGTATTCCTGTCGATACCATGCTGTCGGATGGCTTCGATACGGCCATCGCGAAGCGTGAGGTCTCCAATGGCGTGGCCCCAAACTTCGTTCACGCCCTCGACGGCTGTCATTTGCAGGCCTCTGTGAATGCCGCCGTAGACCGAGGTATCGTGGACTTCGCTACTGTGCATGATAGCTACGGATGCCTTCCAGCGGATGCTGACCTGTTCAATGAAGTCATCCGCGAAGAGTTCCTGCGCATCTATCAAAATACCGACGTCCTGCAGGAGCTTCTGGACGATGCACACGCGCAGCTATCTGAGGCAGGCCGCGCCAAGCTGGACAAAGAGCTTGAGAAGGCTCCGAAGCCTGTCCCGGGGGATTTGCCGCTGGAACAGGTGCTGAGCGCTGCCTACGCCTTCGCGTGACCAAATAGCTTCCCCGTGTCAAAATAGTTCCGGGGAAGCAACATATTCCATCAAAACAAGCACTTAGCCCCTGAGCATCAGGGGGTTTAGCCAAGACGCCATCCCGGCAAGGCCCAGTCACCCCGGAGATTCCCATGGAATACCAGACCAAGAATTCCTCTGCCTCCCGCAACTTCCGCAATGACGTGCTTCGCGGCGTCGAGCCCACCATCATCGACCGCGCAACACTGGAGGCACGTGGAATCGACACCGAGGCGCTGGAGCAGCGCATTCGCCAGAGCAAGGAACATCGCCACTCATGATCCGAAAGCGTCTCTACGACCGCCTGTGCCGCGTCTCGCACACTCCGGTCTTCCATGCGTCCCACGGTGTAGCGCACTGCGCTTACTTCGTGGCCGTGATGGCTGAGGGGCATGGCCTCTACGCCGTCGTTGGCGGGGTCATGGTCGTCTACTCCCTGATCACGGTGCTGACCACGGAGGACCATGATGGGAATCCCTGACATCCCGATGTGCGCTGAACCCTACGTCGTCCTGCGGTCCCCTAGTGGGGCCGTTGTCGTTTGTAGGCACCACCGCGTCACCGACGACATCAAAGTCGACGAGGCCTTCGCCTTGGCCCGCGCACTCAACGAAGAACACAGGAAGAGGACGGCCCTATGAGCGGATGCATCAGCTACGTGACGATCACCAACACAGCCGACTGGCACGCCACGATGGCGATGAAGGCCTACCGCAAGAAGAACTGGGACGACTATCGGCGTCACATCAAGATT